GAAGATGTCGGCGAACCCCTGACGCACGTTCGCCAAGCCAGGGTTGATCGTGTAGGTGCCATTGAACATCCGCGCCCAGCCGTCACGCTCGGCCTGCGTGCGCGCGATGTAGGCTGGCCATGACCACGTCGTGCCGGTGCTCGACACCTCGCTCGTGATCGCGTGCTCGGTGACGAGCGAGCGCCACGCGACAAACGCGCTGGGCGCGTCGAACCACGCGGCCATCGCCTGCACGTTGGGCGACGACGCGGCGAGAAACGCAACCACCTCCGGGTCAGCGCTCGCCGCCAGCCACTGCCGCAGGGTCAGCGCCTGCTCCGTATTGAGACTCACGTCACACCTCCTGCGGTTTGAATCACAGCGCGGCCCTCGCGATGTAGCTCTGGTGCGGCGTTACCTCGTGCGGCTCGCACCGCCACCGCACGCAGCCTGCGGCGACGAGCGCCGTCTCCACCAGCTCGGCGCACGACCAGCGCCGCGGCGAGTGGTCACTGAGCTTGCGGCTGATGTAGCGCACGATCCCGCCGTAGTCGTACCCGTCGCCGATGCGCGAGCGCGCCCAGGCGATGCCGATGTCGTCTTGTGGTGCAGCCACGTCCACCAGCGCGTGCAGGCTGTAGCGCTTGGCGAACTCGGGCAACGGCTCCTCGACCACGCCCCGCAGCGCGTGCGCGTGGATCACCGTCCCGTCCCCCGTCACGATCCCGCAGTGCGACCACTGGCCCCACCACGACGCGGCGCGGACCAGCAGGCCAAACGGCGTGCGGCTGCGGGAGTAGATCAGGCGCACCTCAGTCCTCTGTGATTGCCGAGCCCGTCGTCAGGCGCGGGATCACGCCGACCGCCATCGTGATTGACGCCGACAGCGCGCCCTTGTAGAGCACCTTGCCGGTGCCACTGGACGCCGTACCGACCGCGGCGTGGGTGATCGCCGCGCCAGGCGACGCCGTGCACTGGCCGAAGTCGATGTTCGCGTTCGGACTCACCGACCCGGACGCGACGGTCCACCCGCCAGAGGTCCGCGCCACCGCAACGCGGGCATAACCGGTGTATGCCGTCTCGCTCGTGGTCTGCGAGCCCGCCTCGCCAGGGTCGGCGGTGTGCAGCGACACATACAGGTTCGTCAACGGCGACGTGGCCGCGTTGTCAGCGATGTTCGCGATTGCCGTTGCGTTGAAGATCAGCGCCAGCAGATCGGATTCGAACGTGTTGCCCTTGCTCATCTCTGCTCCTTCATTGCATCGTCGGCGGGGCTTCCACCGACACGATCTGCCACTTGCCTTCGGCCGTCTTCACGGCTTCCGCTCGTTTCACCCGCGGCGTCGTCGCCAGGCCCTGCACCACTTGCTGCAACTCGGCCACTTGCTGCGCAAGCTGCGAAATCGCCGCGTTCGCCGGCTCCTGCGCCCTCGCCTGCGCAATCGCCGCGTCTTGCTTTTCCATCCGCTTCATCAGCATCTGGAACTGACGATCACGCTCGGCCTGATCCGCCTTGAACGCCGCTTCAGCGTTCCACTTGTCGGCTTCGGCGCGCTGCTTCTCTGCAAACTGCCGGTCGGCCTGCTGCATCTTGGCGCTCTCCAACTGCACCCGCGGGTCAGGAGGCGGCGGGCGTTGCGGTAGTTGCTGCGGCGGCTGCGTCCAGAACTCGTTCGCGTCCTTGAACCCCGCCAATTCCACCTTGCGCTTTTGCAGGTTGTAGATGTTCTGCGGCGTGACAAGCACCCCCATCCCGCCACCCTGCACCGCGATGCCCTGCGCCTGCTCGATAGTGCCAAGCATCGCCATCTGCAACTGCTTGTCGCCCGTGCCGATGCCGACGTTGACCGTCATGTCATAGGCGTCGCGCCACTCCTGCGGGTCGTACTGCACGAACTGACCATTGAGCCGGAACGCCAGCCTTTCCATGCAGTAGTCCGTCAGCGTCTTAAAGATGCCGCGGAACATCGGCGCCACCATCGCCTCAGCCATGATCCGCGCCATGAGCTTCATGCGCTTTTGGCTCGCATCGGTCAGCAGCCGAACGCCAGTCGCGGTCTTGTTGAGGCTGTCCCCGTCAAGGCCCTGGCTGTAGCGCGTGTAGCCGGTCCTGTTCTCCTTGGCGCCTTGCAGCAGTTCGATCATGGGCATCGCTTGCAGCCCTGACCACTGCTCCACAAACGGCCTGACCGCCCCCGCCGACCGCTCGCGGATCACGCCTCCCGGCCGGCGGTTCAACAGGTCGTCTAGATTCGCCAGCGGGTTTCCAGTGGAGTCCGTGAGGACAACCGTTTCTTGATTGTTGGCAAGCTGCAACGAATCGAGCGACTGCCGCCAAATCTCCGTGCTGATCCTTTGGAAGTCGCTTGCCAGCTCGGCCTGGCTCATGCCGGCGAACTGATGTGTGAACAGGATCGGCGACCATGCGGCGATCTGGACGTGCGAGCACTCCTCGTTCTCAAGAATCTTCGACCCCAGACGAATGACGCGCCGCCGCTCAGCGATGCCGTCGCCGTCGAAGTCGCAGAGAACGTATTCCTCGCGCAGCCACCCGCAGACTTGCGCCTCGTCGCCTTCCGCGTCGTCGTCCTGCGGGCCAAGATCGTCTTCGCGCAGCATGTCGCGAAGCTCACGATCCGCCATGGATTCGTCCTGACTCGCCGCCCGCACGTCATCGGCCGACACACGAAAGCCCATTTGCTTGATGTCTGACAACGTGCGCCGCGTCACATGAGCGACGTATCTGGCGTCAGCGAGCAAGATCGAATCGTGATCGGAGTTGACGCGCAGTTCGTCGCTCGGGAACGAACACACGCGAACGCGGCCCTTCTTCGTCACCCGCTTCAGGCGAACGTCGAAGACGCGCATGGCGACCGGCTGGCCTAGAGCGTCCGTTCCCTGCGCCTCGCGCTCGTCCTGCTCGATCACCTCGACATCAGGATTCGCCGCCAAGTGCGCCGCGAGCTGCAATTCCGGCACGCCCCGGTGATAGGTGAATTCGGGAGTGCGCTTTTCCTCCCAGAACCACTTGACGGCACCGACCTTCAGCAGCAGCCCGTCCTTTGCGGCTTCGTAAAGGATGTGGAAGCCGTTGTTCTGCTTGAAGAAAACGTAGTTGCAAGCGGCCGTGGCCTGCTTGGCGCCTTCTTGGTCTTCCGGGCCGACCGGATCGAACCGCACCGCCTCGTCCGGCCCCACGAACACCTCGACCAGATCGGGGAGCATGCCCTCGACCAGATCGAAGACATCGGACGCCACAACAGCAGAGCGGCCGTCTTCCTCGTTGCCGTAGGGCTCGCGCAGGTACTCGCGCAGCGCTCTTTCCCGGTCTTCGGCCTGCTTGCCGGACCAATAGCGAAACGCCCCGTCGGCCTGGCCTTCGAGGTATTGCAGTAGTTCCGCCTCGGTCATCTTCACGCCGGTACACCTCGCGGGGAGGGAAGCCGGCGCGATTGGAGCCGGCTATCGCTTCTTTGCGCGCGATAGCGGCATGCTATCGGCTTTCGGCGTTTCGGCCGCTGCTTCCAACGCGGGTTTTTGCCCCTGCGCAATAACCCGCGTGAGTTCCGCGACCAGCGCCTGCACCGTCTCGTGGTTGACCATGCCGCGGGCGATCATGCGCACGGCCAATGTGATGTCTTCGTGATTCATGCAATCCTCCGATGCCGATACCTGATCGGCTCCATTGCCGTTGAGCTAGGTTCCTCGTGGGCAATGCACATGAGCCCGAACGCATCGGCCGCGTGGCTTGACCAATCGTGCTCGGGGCCTAGCCCGATGTTTCTCGCCGCGTCGCGCTTCTCGTGATACCAGCCCAACGCATCGCGCCCGGCCTCGGTCGTGTCGGCGTTAAACCACGTGCGCGTGAACAGTCGCCGAGCCGCTTCAACGCGCTGCTTTGCCGCCCCTGCGCCTTGATTCGGCACGACCTCGCACGCATAGCCCGCCTGGCTGATCGCGCTTTGGTAGCTCACCGCGTGCACCTTGTCCTGCGATGCCCCGTCGTGCGGTAGCCACAGGCTGATCTTGCCCGGCCCGTACCCGCGCGAGCGCAGCCATTCGAGGTGAGCGGCCAGCGGCTGCCCTACGGCCTCGTAATAGTCGAGCACGCGGATT